TTGTCAAAGGTCACGGCAGGCTTGAAGCTGCCAAGCTGCTGCAAGTTGAAAAGGTGCCAGTTGACCGGCAAGACTACGCAACTGAGGCCGATGAGTGGGCTGACCTTATCGCGGACAATCGGATTGCAGAACTGGCGGAAATAAACGACCAAGAGATCGCGGCACTGCTTAAAGAACTTGATGGCAAGATTGATTTATCAATTACGGGTTTTGATGAGGAGGCCGAAAAAGAGTTGCAAGAACAACTCGGCAACAAGTCGCTTTCAGATAAATATACTCACAAAATCGACGCCCCCATTTATGAACCAAAAGGGGAAAAGCCGCCGCTCGCGGAACTGGCAAATGAAGAACGCGCAAATGAATTGCTTGCGGAAATCAAGTCGTCTCATCTGCCTAAGGATATTTGCAAGTTTCTTGAGTTAGCCGCAACTAGGCATATCGTTTTTGACTATGGCAAGATTGCTGAGTTTTATTGCCATGCAGATAAGAAAACCCAAGAACTCATGGAAAACTCAGCACTTGTGATAATTGACTTCAACAAAGCCATGCAGCTCGGCTATGCGAAAATGAAGGAAGAGATTTCAGAGGTGATTGAACAAGAGCAAGGACAGGAACATGAATAGTTTTTGCGTTTTCATTATCAGTCACGGCAGGCCCGATAAGGTTGTGACACTTAAAACCCTTGAAAGGTGCGGTTACACCGGCCCGCTTTTCATTGTTTGCGACAACGAAGACAAGACGGTTGCGCAATACAGGTCAAACTTTGGAGCAGATAAGGTGCTTGTATTTGACAAAATACATTATGCCTCTCTGGTTGATTCATGCGACAACTTCCAAAACCGAAGAACAACAACCCACGCTAGGAATGCTTGCTTTGACTTAGCAGGCGAGCATGGCTTTGAGTATTTCCTTGTGTTGGATGATGACTACACAAGTTTTAGGTTTGTTGAGTTCGCTAATGATGGATTGAAAAGAAAGCCAATCCAAAGAATGTTTAGTCGCGTTTGTGATTCCGTTCTTTGGCTTTTGAACTCTTCTGAAAAAATAGCGTCGGTTTGCTTTATGCAAGGCGGCGACATGGTCGGGGGTGAAAACTCACAGGCAATGAAGGGGTTTTATCCATTCAGAAAACGAAAGGCAATGAATTCGTTTTTCTGTAAAACATCAAGACGGTTTTGGTTTTTCAGCAGACTTAATGAGGACGTCAACACCTACCTTGATGGTGGTAAAGTGGGAAAGGTATTTTTAACTATACCTGAAATCCAGCTTGACCAAGCGCAAACACAAGCAACATCCGGCGGGATGTCGGATGCTTATCTTGCAAGCGGCACCTACGTAAAATCATTTTACACTGTAATGATTTGTCCCTCTTTTGCAAAAGCAACATTTCAGCCTCAAATGGGGAGAATCCATCACAAAATCGCTTGGAATAACGCCGTTCCAAAGATACTGGACGAGTGCCACAAGAAATGAGCGAGCCGGACATCAATCTCATAGACAAGGTTCTCAAGCGGGATCTTGTGAACATTCAGCGGCGTGTAGCCGCTGGCGAGGTTATTTCCAATGCAGAGCGCGAAGTCCTCTTGCGGGCAAAGGCTGAATCGTCAGCGGCGGAGCAGCAACAAATTGGCGGGGATGAGCTTTGCAAACTTACTGGATTGACCGATAAGCGGCACAGGCAAATTGCCAAAGCGGGATATTTCCCAGCACCGGAAAACGGTCTTTATCAATTGCGTCCAACATTCGCCGGACTTCTTAAATACTATCGAGAATCATCATCAAGAAAGGCAAAAAACGGAACGCTTGATGCTGCGAAATTGTCAAAAGAGCAAGCGAAGGCCAAGCTCGCAAACCTTGAAGTTTTGGAACGCGAAGGCAAGCTGCTAGAACTTTCGCTTGTTCAGCAAACCTGCGGAAACATCTGCACGGCTTTTACAAATCGGCTTGCGAATTTTGGTGACGGGTTGGCTTCGATTTGCCATCAACAGCCGGGGGAATTTGTGGCGCAAAGAATTAATGAAGGCTTGCGCTCCGCGCTCCGAGAGTTGTCGAAAATGCCATACGTTCCGAGTGAAAAGGAATGACCGCCGCCGCGCAACTAGCCGCCTCAATAGAGCAATGGTTCACCCCGCCAAGCGACGAACAACTTTGGCGATGGGCTGAAAGTCGCGTTGACTTGTCGGGCTTGTCTCAGATTGAAGGACCATACCGGACGGACGTTTCGCCCATGGTGCGCCCGGTGTTTGACGCCTTACAGGACAGGCAGACGCGCAAGGTTGTTCTTATGGTGTCGGCACAGGCTGGCAAGACCCAGACTCTAATGGTGTTCGCAGCTTGGGCAATTTGCGAATCACCCGGCCCTACGTTTTGGGTTGGCGCAAGCGAGGAGGCAATTGAGGAGTTTACCAAGGCGCGGCTCTTGCCTTTGTTTGAACAGATTCCCGACGTGGTTAAGCGGCTGCCGACAAGGCGAGAGGGCAAGACGTTGAACTTGATTCAGTTTACATCCATGCCGCTTTACTTTCGCGGCGCGAACTCGCCAAGCAAACTCAAGTCCACGCCGGTCAAGTGGCTGATATGCGATGAGGTTGCGGACTGGCCTCCCGAATCGCTCGACAAGGTAATGAAGCGTGTTCGCAGCTATCGAAACTCCAAAACGGTTTTGATAAGCACGCCAATGAACGCCGGGGATGACGTTCACATTCATTGGGCGCAAGGCACGCAGACGTTCTTCAATTGGGCTTGTCCGCATTGCCAACACCGTCAGCCATTCCGCTTTGGCCGAGAGAAATCCGTTGTCTTTCCAGAGGCACGCGACAAGGGCGGGATGGTATGGGACACAAACGACGTGACGCGCCCGGCTGGCAAATGGAATTGGAGCGAGTTGCGAAAGACCGTGCGCTACCAGTGCGAGCAATGCGGCGGTGACATTCAGCAGTCAGAGCAATTCAAGTTGCTGCAAACCCTAGAGCGTCACGACAGGAATCCAGTGCCAGAGCCGGGCGTTCAGAGCTTCTATTGGAATGCCATCTATTCGCTTTGGGTTAAATGGGACGACGTTGCCTGCGAGTTCCTAGCCGCCAAAGAGCGGGCCGAATCAGGTGAGATTGACGCTCTGAAATCCTTTGTCCGTGAAACCCTTGGCGAGCCTTGGCTCCTAATGGGCGACACTGCGGACGAAGCTGAAATTCGGCGGCTCTGCGGTCAATACAAGCGCGGCGAGCCTTGGCCATTGGACGAAAACGACAAGCGGCGCGTTACTCGCATCTTGTCCGTTGACGTGCAGAAGGACTATCTGCGCTTTGTCTTTGCCCAATTGCGCGAGGGCGGCGAAATGCGCGTTGTGGACTACGGCAGCCTGTCCACGTTTGACGACCTGCGAGCCTATCAGACTGCCAACGGCATAGCGAACCGGGGCGTTTTCATTGACAGCGGCGACGGCAACCGGGCAACAGAGATTTTGCGCGAGTGCGTCCGTTATTCGTGGATTGCCATGCGCGGCTCTGCTCAAGACAGCTTCGCGCACAAAACCGCAAGCGGGAGCATGATTCAAAGGCCATACAGGGTAAAAGCGATTGACCCGTTTATCGGCACGAAGAACGCAAGCTCAAAGGGAGTGACGCGCATTGAATGGGCGAACGGCTCCTACAAAGACCGGCTTTACCTGTTTGTATTGAAGGGCAAGGGACCGAAGTTTGAATTGCCCGTTGACGTAGGGAGCGACTTCATTGCTGAGTTGCAAGACGAGAAGCAAGTGACCGACAAGCGGGACGGGCGCAGCGTGACGAAGTGGAAGGACAGCGGAAATAACCATTACGGCGACTGCCTTTTGCAGGCCTTTGTCGCAATGGATGCTTCAGCTTTTAGTCGGGGAGCAGTGATTGATTACGAGTTAAAGCCAACGTAACTAGATGCTCACAACACCTTAGAGAAAGCGACCCAAACATCGTCGGAAAACCATCTGTCGGATTCTTTTGAAGCCCAAATCTCATTCCGCGCTGCGCGGTTTTCTTTTTTGTCAAGAGCCTTGAAGAAATCGGTGTTCTTGTTGCGGTGACATTCCCACACTGTCCCGTTGTGTTTTACCAGCAGCCGGTAACCTTTTTTTCCAAGAATGTGGCGTGCGCCAAAACCTTCCGTGCAATTCATTGAAATGATTTTTTCATCATGCGTTAAAACAATGTCGCCGCTTACGTTTGTGTCAGCATTGTTGCGAACGATGTGAAGCCAAACTTGTTTTTTTTCTTGTTTCGTTTTCATGGGCGCAGCCTAGCCCTATGCCATTGGAAGTAAATTGCAAAACGTCGCGCTTGATGCGATTTCAGTCCGCCTAATTATCAAGGCTTGTCAAATAAGCTTTGCTGATTTACGTTGCGCGGCATGGCAACTGGTATCTTTGCCGATTTTACCGAGGCAGAAGTCCTCGCCATCCGCAGTCAGGCCAAAACCATGATTACGGAGGGCAAGACCATCATGTCTTGGAGCAGCGGTAACACGTCCACAAGTAAGTCGTTTGTCATGCCGGTGCGTGAGGTTTTGGAGGAATGCCGCTACGCCTTGCGGAAAATCAATCCGACTGACTACGGCGCACTTGTTACCCGCGCCCGTTGCAATTTCGATAACTACATTCCCGAACGCTAACCGCTATGGCAGAGAAGCCAATCAAGATTTTGGACGCCTACGGGAAGCCTTATTCCACGCAAGGCAATACGCTTTACGACGCGGCTCGTTGGGACAGAAACCGGCCTTACATAATCACGCAAGCCCGCGACTTTTCCAACATCGCGGCAGCCGGGCAGCGCGAACTTCTTAGCCTTGGCCGGTATCTCTTTGCCAACTGCCCGCCGTTGCAAAACGCAATCAAGACCATCGCTCGCGTGTCGGTTGGCAATGCGTTTATCCCGCAGTTTTACGGCGAGGATAAGGCGTGGGGTGAGCAAGCGGAGTCGTTGCTTTACGAGTGGCACAAAATCTGTGTGCTTGGCGGCGGGGCATACGACTGGAATTCCGCGCTTGAAGTCTCGCTCACGTCCATTATTCGGGACGGTGACATTGGAATCCTGCTCACCCAAAGCGAGGACGCGGCCTACCCGCAGATTCAGCTTATTCCCGCGCACCGTATTGGCTCGCCCAGTGAGTTGCCCAAGGTTGAAAGCGGCGCGTTCGCGGGCAGGCCCATCATTAACGGCGTCATCCTGAATGACTATGGCCGGGCGATTGGCTACCGGATTTACAACGCTGATTTCACGGCGTTTCAAGAGGTGAGTTCAGCCGACTTGGTGCTTTATTTCGAGCCTGACTTCGCTGAACAAGTGCGCGGAGTCAGCCGCATTGCGTCAGGCATTCGGGACTGGCAGGACCGCAAGCAAGCGTTTGAATTCTTGCGGCTCGCGCTCAAGAAAGAAGCCAGTTACGCCGTGGTAGAACACACCGAGGAAGGCGCACTTGACCCCGACGCGGACGAAATGCAGAGCTACACGGGCGCGAATGGCGGCACGATTTACGAGGAGCGTGTGGACGGCGGCTCAATTCGCGTGTTCCGCGCCAATAGCGGAAGCAAAGTAGAGTTTCCCGAAAGCTCCCGGCCGTCGCAAAACTCGCAGGCGTTTTGGGAACGTGTCACGCGGGACGGATTGCAGGCTATCAACTGGCCGGTTGAACTCACGTATGACGCGAGCAAAATCGGCGGCGCGTCTTTGCGAATGGTGATGGAAGTGGCGCAAACCACCGTTGAAAAATATCAGGCCATAGCGCAAAAAATGGCAACGCGCATTGACGCTTGGCGCGTGGCAAAAGCTGTAAAGGCCGGAGAGCTTCCCGCGAATGCCGACTGGTGGAAATTCTCGCATCAGACGCCAGAGGAATTGACCGCAGACAAGGGGTATTCGTCGCAAGTTGACCGCGAGGAATACAAGCTGGGATTAGTGACGCTGAAAGACTTGGCTGCCCGCCGTGGCAAATGGTGGGAAGAAGAACGGGCGCAGCAAGAGAAAGAAACTGACGACTTGCTAAACCGTGCGGGCGCACTTGCGGCACGTCACGGAATCACAATTGAAGCGGCTTTGTCACTCATGCAGCAACGCAGCGCGAATCCGCCCGCGACGATGACGCCGCAAGAACCGCAACCAGTTACGCAATGAAAGCCATCTTAGAAACTCAGGAACTTCTGCTCATTGAACCGCGCCGATGGTTTGCCAAGCTTGGCGAATTACAGAGCGGCATTTTGGAGGATTTATTTGGCGATGATTATGAGGATGACCCGCTAGAAGTTGACGGCGACGGCGTTGCCACAATCCAGATTCACGGCCCCATTGTAGCGGGATTGCCCGCTTTCGCTTCCGCGCTTGGCTTTGCGCGGCCTGAATCCATCCGCACGCAACTTGAGGACGCGGTTACCAATCCAGCCGTCAAAGGCATCCTGCTTGATTTCAATTCGCCGGGCGGCACAGTCACAGGCACACCAGAGCTTGCGAGCCTGATTGAAGACGTTGCGGCTACCAAGCCAACGATTTCCTTCACAGGCGGTTTGTGCTGCTCGGCGGCTTACTGGCTCGCCGCCCCTACCCGCGCCATTCTTGCAACTCCGTCCGCAGAGGTTGGCAGCATTGGCGTTTATGTCGCGCACCAAGACATTTCCGCGATGGCGAAGGCAATGGGAATCATTGTGAACGTGTTTCGCTCCGGTAAATTCAAGGGCGCAGGCGTTCCCGGCACGTCGCTTTCGGAAGCTCAAGCCGCTGAGATACAAGCCAAAGTTGATAGCCTTGCGGAAGTGTTCAAGGAACACGTCAAGAAACACCGGCCTGGCATGGACGACGAAACCATGCAGGGGCAAACGTTCATGGGCTACCAAGCGGGCAACGTGAAACTCGTTGACGAAATGGTGCGCGACTCCGACGAAGCGAAAAAAATCTTGCTCGCACTCTTGACAGATAAGACGGCGTAATGTAACGAGAAGCAAAACTTATGACCGCACTTCAAGAACTGGCAAACCTTAAGGCCGAAATTGGCGCGCTCAAAGCTGAATCTGCCGCGAACGCCAAAGCCGCCTTTGATGCTTCCGCGCTGCTTGCCGAGGCCACTACCGCCCGCGATGCCCTCGCCGCCGAAAAGGTTGCGCTGATTCAAGAACGCGACGCGCTTGCCGCGAAGGTTGCCGCGCTTGAAGCTGACAAGGTTAAGCTTGCTGACAGCGTGACGAAGACGGCTACAGCCAAAGCGGTTGAAATCGTTGCGGGCATTGGCGTGAATCCGATTGCTGCCGCTCCTTCCGGCAATGCTTCCGGCACGCCGGTTGACCACGCCGCCGCACTCGCCGCTATTACTGACCCGAATAAACGGGCTACCTATTTCCGCGAAAACCGGAAAGCAATCCGCGCCGCCAATGACGCTGCGCGGCTGGCCGCTCTCAGTAAGTAACATAAACAAACAAACACATGGCAACCTACACCAACCTTGATAATGAAATTTTCGCGCAAAGTGCGCTTGAGGGGTTTGTAAAAATCCTCGCTCCGCTTCGCGCTTTTTCGACGAACTTCTCCGCTTCGCCCGGCACCAAGGGCGCAAGCGTTTTGGTTCCCGTCGTTAGCAACCTGACTGCCACTACGTTTGGCGGCAGCTACGCGGTTTGCAACGGCACCAAAACCGTTGTTACCGTCTCGCTTACCGGGCACAAGTTTATTGCGGTCGGGCAGGGCGATTTGGACGCTGCGAATTCGTCCGCTGCGAGCCTTGAAAGCTTTGGCCGTCAGCAGGGTGCGGCCCTCGCTACACTTGTCATGCAGGACATTCTGAGCCTCGTGACCACGGCGAACTTCTCGCTCGCCACTGCCGTGTCCAGCACCGCGCTTGACGTTCCGCAGCTTCGCGCCACCCGGCTCTTGCTGAACCAGAACGACGTGCCGATGGAACCGCGTTCGATGATTCTGGACTGCACGCCGATGGATGCGCTGCTCTCCGTCACGAACTTCGTTCAGGCGTATGCATTCGCTGACAATCAGGTTATTCAGGAGGGCAAGGTTCGCCGCGCTCTTGGGTTTGACCTGTATGAGTTGAACAATCTGTTTACGTCTGGCGCGTCCGTCATGGGTTTTGCGTGCCATCCGAACGCGATTGCAATTGCGATGCGCTACCTCCAGCCGCAGTCCGGCAACACCTATGAAGCTGCTGGCCCGGTGACTGACCCTGAGACCGGCCTTACCCTTGGCTTGCGCCAGTTCTACGACAACGCTACCGGCACTCGGTATATCGCCATGGAAGCGAACTACGGTTACGCTCGCGGCCTGTCCACTGGTGGCCGCGTGTTGAAGCGGCTTGATTAACGCCTAGCACACTCACAAGCCCCGGCTAATCACCGGGGCTTTTTTGTTGTCCTGCCTCTTGACATGAGTTTTGGCGACGCTTGAATTGCGACGCTTTGAACGTCAACTCCAATTTCCCGCCGCCGTTACGCCGCTCACTCAGCGACGTTCAAAGCAAACGGCGTGCGGGATTTTGATTTATGAAACCACCGAAACCGACAAAGCGATTCCCGCTCAAGAAAGATAGCAAGCCTGCGCGATTGAAAGCCGCACAAGATGAACTTGACCGGCGCGGGTTCAATACGCGGGCGTTTCAGACTTTAACCTGCGGCGAGTGCCGCTTCACCTTGGAGGCTTGGCTATGAGAATCAATGAGCTGTTGGAGCTTTGGAGGGCACGTGCCGATACTTTGAACAAAGCCGCGAGCTTGGCGAAAAAAGAAGGCAAACTTTGCGAGCAACTTTCATGTATTGCTCAGGCGTCGGCAATTTTGGATTGCTGCGTTGAGTTGTGCGAGCAAGCTGAATCTATCAACAAGCCGGGATTGAATTAACATGAGCAAAGTCAGTTTGACCATGATTGTCGGCAACGTGTCCGAATACATCGAACGCTGCCTGAGAAACTTTGCCCCGCATTGCGACGAGGTTGCCCTAGTTCGCGCCATCGGTTGCGCGACGCCTGACGATACGGAAGCCATCGCCCGGCGCGTGCTTGCTGAATTGGGCATTCCGCTTGTGTGGGGCGAATATCGGAACAAGCCCGGCCATGAGGATTGGAAGCACGTTGACGATTTTGCAGCGGCCCGCCAAATGAGCTTTGACTTAGCTTCTAACGACTGGTGTTTCTGGTGCGACTCTGACGATACGTTGGAAAGCGGCGGCGAGTTGATTCGCCAGCACGCACGCGAGGGGCTTTATGCGACCTACGTTTTCCCCTACAAAATTAGCGGGCTTGGCGTAAGCGTTCCGCGTGAAAGGCTTATCAATCGCACGTGCGGCAAGTGGCAATATCCCGTCCACGAATGTTTCAAGTTCGACATCGAACCAATCCAAGGCGCACAGGATGACCGCGTTGTCATTCTTCACTCGCCCCGGTTTGACAAGTCGGGCAGCAATGAGCGCAACCTGCGAATCCTTAAGAGCATTCCCGAGAGCGAAATGCATCCCGGTTTGCTCTATCACTTGCACGGAGAACTGATGGGCATTGGCGACAAGGAGGGCAGCATTCGCACCGCACAAAAGGCATTTGAAGACCCGCGTTTGGGCCGCGCTGAGAAGTATGAAATGTTGATGAACTTGGCTCGCATGACTGACGACGCAATTATGCGGGAGACGCTGCTGCATGAAGCCTACCGTGCCGACCCTTCCCGGCGTGAGGCTCTTGGCGTGCTGTCATCCAATGCCCTTGACTATGGCAAGCCAGAGCTGGCTTTGACCTATGCGCGGCAAATGATGGCGACTCCGCCGCCGTTGCATAAGGACTGGAATAATCGGCAGAGCTTCTACGGTTGGCTTGGCGAAGACTTAATGATGCAGGCTTTGCGGATGAATGGACACCGGGAAGCGGTTGACGTTGCCCGCCGCGCTGCTCTAGCCAAGGCTGGCGGCTGCCGCATTTCGCTCCTGCACGCAACGCGAGGCCGACCGCAGCAAGCGGTTTTGTGCCGCAAGGTCTGGTTGGACATGGCCGACAAGCCTGAGAACATTGAACACATCTTTGTGTTTGACGAGGACGACGAAGAGAGCAAGCCGCTTCGCCGCTTTCACCATGCCGAGATTGCGGCGGGAGGCGGTTGCGTTGCCGCGTGGAATACTGCCGCGCAAATGAGCATCGGAGACGTGATGCTTCAACTGTCCGATGATTGGGTTCCCTGCCAAGGATGGGACACGCTGATTTTGAATGCCATTGGCGACTTGAAAAAGCCTGCCGTGTTGGCGATTTCGGACGGACACCGGAAAGACAAATTGCTTTGCATGGCGATTTGCACGCGGGCGTATTACTGTCAGGATTTCTTTCTTTTCCATCCTGACTTTACCGGGGTGTATTCGGACAACTGGTTCACGGAGGTTGCCTACGCACGCGGGCAGGTTATTGAAGCCAAGCACATTGAGTTTTTGCACCGGCACCCCATTTTTACGGGCGAGCCGATGGACAAAACACACTCAGAACAAAACGCACCGGCACGATACGCACAAGGTCAAGCCGTCATTGAACGCCTGCGAATGGGCAATGATTGGTCAACTATACCGGGATGGTTCAACTTCTTTGATTTCTACAAGCTAGTCGCGGACTCGCTAAAAGACGGCGACAAGGCCGTTGAGGTTGGCGTCTGGCTTGGCCGGTCAATCACGTATCTCGCGCAACGAATCAAGCGGGCTGGCAAGCAAGTACAGATTTACGCCGTTGACAGCTTTAAGGGCGAGGAAGGACAGACCGCGCACGCTGATACGGTAGCGGCAAACGGCGGAAGCAACTTGGCAGCCTTTGAAGCGAACATTGACCGCTGCGGAGTCAGTGACGACATTTGCGTGATTCAAGACGACTCAGCAAACGGCGCGAAATGGTTTGAGGACAAATCGTTGTCATTTGTCTTCATTGACGCCGCGCACGATTACGAGAGCGTCAAGCGCGACATCGCCGCTTGGCTGCCCAAAATGAAGCCCGGCGCAGTGCTGGCAGGGCATGACGCGCAACACGCCGAGGTAATGAATGCCGTCAACGAATTGCTTCCCGGCGCGGTTCCGCTTGTTCCGATTTGGATTTACCGCGTGCCGAAATGAGCGACCAAGTTCACCATCCTAAGCACTACAATAGCAGCCCGGCAAAATGCGAATGCGGCAGGCGTATTGAGTGCATAGACGTCGCGCAGCATATGTCTTTTGCGCTTGGCAACGTTCAAAAATACATCTGGCGTGCGGGACATAAGGGCAGCACGATTGAAGATTTGGAAAAGGCTAGGACTTACTTGGACTACGAAATCAAACGCCTGACAAAATGAGCATTCTTCTTTCCATCTTGACGCCTGCCGTCCCTAGCCGCTGGGCGCAGCTTCAAAAGCTATCCGACGAACTAGCGCGGCAGATTGGCGACAAGCCGGTTGAACATTTAACCTTGGTGGACAACAAGCGGCGCACTGTAGGCGAGAAGCGGGACGCTTTGCTGCGAGCCTCACGCGGGCAGTATGTCGCCTATTGCGATGATGATGATTGGGTTAGGCCCGATTACGTGGCTGAAATTGTCTTGGCCATACAATCAAACCCCGGCGTTGACGTGGTGACTTTCAACCAGCATTCGCAGGTTAATGAACACACGTCCGAAGTTCAATTCCAGCTTGGCAATCCCAACCATCCGTTCAATCCCGGCGGTATAACGCTCCGCAACGCATGGCACGTTTGTGCTTGGCGGCGCGGGCTGGCGGTTCAGAGCTTTTTTCCGGCTACGTCGTATGGAGAAGACTGGCAGTATGCCTCCCGCCTTTGCGCCGTAGCCAAAACCTCCGTTCACATTCCGCGCATCCTTCACGAATACCACCACAGCAGCGCGACTACGGAAGCCCCTCCCCCGTCCTAGACATTGCCGCCCGCGTCTGTTACGTTGACAAGCCATGAGCCTAGCAACCGAAATGGACGCGGACATAGACAGTCTCAAAACCGAGATTGGCATTCTTGTCACGTCGTCCGCAGCGTCCGTTACGTGCGTTTTTAACCGCATTGAGCGGCGGCTGGATATGGGAGACGCTGGCTATTTGGACAACCGCGACGCGGAGATTGTGACCGTGCTTGGCGATTGGGCAACCGCGCCAACTGTTAATGACCGCGTGACAATTAGCAGCATCGGCTACCGGGTTTTGACTCGGCAGGATTCAGTCAACGGCATTTTGTCCACGATGGGGCTTACCAAGTCCAACTGATGAGCCTGTCCACGCTACAAGTTGACGACACGGTTTTCCGCGACAGGCTAAACGCCTTGGCAATGCACGTAGGCGACGCGGGCAAGGTATTGAAGCAGGAAGCCAAGATGCTGATTCGTGAGATTGTCTCAAAGACGCCGCCAAAGACAGCGCAGCAAGGCCGAAACAAGCTGGAATCTGATTTGCTCAAGGTGTTTTTCCCAATCGAAGCAGAGGATTTTAAGAACGCAAAGCGAGACCTTAAAAAAGCATCCGGCTTTGTAAAACTATGGGTTACGCGGGGAGGCTTTGTGTTCTATGTGGAGCAAAACAAATTCCTTCCCGACGCATCGCTTGACCAATTGCGAGCTATCCACGAAAGGCACCGTGGCAGAAAAGGCCGGGTTGTAAGCGTGTCTGGTAGGACCGGAAATCAGAAGTTCACCAAGCGCAACGACAAGGAGGTTTATTTGAACCGCTACGTTGTCAAAGGCTCAGTGTTTAGGCGTTATCTGCGCGAGCGTTCACAGAAGGTTGGCACGATGAAAAGCGGATGGGGACAGGCGGCTAACCTGTTAAGCGTGCCGCTTCCGGCTTACGTAACGCGCCAAATCAAGCCGAGTCACGGCAGGGTGATTGACGACCTGTCAGACAAGACATCTCCAAGCGTTACCATCATTAACAGCACGCCGGGCATTGCAGAGGAAATGGGATGGGTGGTAGAACGTGCTTTGAATTCACGCGCCCTAAGCATGGCGCAAAACCTAAAGCGACTCATCAAATACGGGCCGGGAAAAACCGAAAACTCAGGTTATGCCAGCTAGCAACATCGAAACCATTTACCAGTTTGAAAGCGCACTGGAATCGTGCATTGAAACGATTCTGCAAACCGACGCCAGCCTGACGTGTTACAAGCAAAAGGACACGGACATTAAGGCTAGCCCTTGGGCAGAAGTTCAATGCACGGGCGTAAGCGCGAACGGCAAGCAATACAAGACGGGAAGCAACGGGTTTAACTGGCCGATTGATTTCACGTCAACCGTTCAAGTGACCGTCACGACCAACCGGGAGCAAAACACGTCTAGCCATGCCACCTATCTAGGCAAGGTGCGCCGTTACCTTTACGACCTGTCAACTTACACAACCCAGAGGCTACCCTACCTAGCCGTAAGCCTTGTGAGCGAATCGGGTTCCTCCGCCGTGTTTGTGGATGACGAACGGTTTGACCAAACGGTTTTACAGTTCCGAGTCAACTTTACTATCCGGCATGATGCTTGGCCGACGTGAAAAACACGTTGACACCGGGCGCGTAAGTGACACATTAGGGCAGCTTAACTAACAATCAACTGCACTAATCTATGGCCGCTTCCATTAACGATGGCTCAATTCCCTATGGCAGCCCAACGCTGTCAGTGGGTGGCGTAAGCTATATCACTGAATCCTTTGACGTTCAAAGACCGACTCAAAAAATTCCCCGGCGCAACGGCGACAATGAGCCAAGCGGGCAAGTTGTCATTGCCGATTTTGTAACTGGCACAGCGACGTTGCAAAAGATTACCAGTGGGACCAAGCTTCCACTCTATGGCGTTACATTCACCTACACGGATGACGCCACAATCGGAGCGGAGACATTTTACATTGACGACGTGTCGCAGGCCCGTGGGCAAGCTGACGCCACCAAGTTTCAAATCGCCTTTACAAAGCTCTACAACTAAGCCGGACGCGGGGAAACCCGTGCGGCTTTTCATGCCGTGAATCCGCGCTTTGCTCACCTTCCCGAGTATGTCGAAGCCTGCCAAAAGCAGGACCGGCTTCGGGACTTTGCGTTCCTAGAGCTTGAGGCCGTCTTGTGTGGACACGTCGTCAAGCCAATGACGGCCCGGCATTTAGCCTTGCTGACGCATTGCGGCAACGGGTTTGTGACGGGCGGAGACGTGCTACCAGAGCATATTCCGCAGTTCATCTACGTGCTAAAGGGCGGCAGTCTGGCCGATGAAAAAGCCATGCGCCGCTTTGCCGTTGACTTCGGTTGGCGCAATTTCAAGACGTGCTGCGATGAAATTGAGGCATTTGTCAACGCCACCTTCCTTGACTCGCCAGAGGGCGGCGGCAAGCGCGGCGAGACGTTTAACAGTTGGCTGGCGTCTTTGGTTGACGTGCTTGCGCGTGAATACGGATGGCAGCAACGCGAAGTTCTAGACCTGCCCATTGCTTGCGTCTTTCAATACCTCCGCGTGATACGGATGCGTAGCAGCGATAAGGAGCCAATGGCGAACAAGTTGAGCGACGAGGCGCGGGCAAAGGGCATTGCGCGAATGATGGCAGAGGCCAAAAACTAATGAGCGAGGACATCAAATTTAAGCTAGGGTTTGACGGCACCGCATTCAAGCGCGGAGTTACGTCCGTCAGGGCTGACATGAAAAAGTTTGCCTCTGAGACTGCGGCAAGCTGGCGACAGGCTTTTACATTTGGAGCGATATTTGAAGGGCTGAAATCCATTTCAGACCGGATGATTGAAATAAAGAGGACATCCGAAGACTTGGGAGTTTCGGCTGGCTTTTTGCAGACGATGCAAAAAATGGCGGTTAAGTTTGGCTCAAGCTCTGAAGCCGCAAATGGCTCACTAATGAAGCTGGCCGAGACAATGGGCCAAGCTAGGCTTGAGGGCGGGGAGGCGTTGGAGAAGTTCGACAAGTTTGGGATTTCTCTTTATGACATCAACGGAGAAGCCAAAACAACCGAAGAAGTTTTCAAAAACATTGCCGACCGTTACGGTCAAGCTACTGACGCGGCGACTAAGGCGGCCCTTGCTTTTGAGTTCTTTGGGAAACAAGGACGGCAAATAAATAACATTCTGGCGGAAGGCTCTGGCGGCATAGAAGCGTATCAAAAAAAGCTGCAATCATTCGGCTGGGTTGTAAGTGACAAGAATATGCAGGCGTTGATTGACGCCAGAGAGGCCCTAAAATCAAACACAACTGGACCGCTTGCTAGCATTGCTGGGTTTGCTACTAGAGCGGCAGGCATTCCTTTCCGTGCGCTTGGGGCGTTGTCAGCGGGCAAAGCGGGAATTTTTGGAGCAGGCCCGGCAAGCGACAAAGCGGTTATTGACTCAATTTTTGGCAGAGAAGAAAAAAGCGGCAAAGGCCGTCCACGTTCGTTCACTGAAGAAATGGAGCGGCGCGAACGAAACCGTTCCGTTCTGGCAAAGCAAACCGAAGAATCGGAAAAGCGAAGGCTCAAAGACGAGAAGGACACGCTAACAATCAAAGAAAAAACACGCGACCTTGTTTTTGAGGAAGCAGACGACAGCGAGAAAATTCGGATGCTCAAACTTGAAATTCTTGACTTGGAAGACGAAGCCAATGATAGGAACAAAACGCAGCTTGAGCGTTCGCAAAAACAGTTGGAGGTTCACGAAAGAATGGTTCAGATCGCCAAGATTCAAAAAAACATAGACAAGGAACGCGCAGACATAGCGAAGGAGCAGCAGGATGCGATTGACCAAATTGACCAAGGCTTTAAGCGCGATTTGGAGCAAGCGGTTCTTAGGGCTAGGGGGTTAATGGTTGGCGCGGGCGAAACCATTCGTGATAAGATGCTTTACACCGAACAGGATTTTGCTAACGCAAACTTGCGCGGAATTCTTGACCCAGAGACAAGGCGTCAGGCTGCAATTTACCAGAATCAGGTCGTTCCATTAAAAAGAAAAGCAATGGCGCAACGGCAGCGCGGTTTCGTTGAAGATGCAATTTCAACCCAAACCCAAGCCGAATTGATTATGGCTGGCCTTGACCGCTTGCAAAGCAGTGAGCAAATCAAACAACTCCTAGAGTTACAGAAAGTAAGCACGGCAACAAAGGCTCTTGCGAAATGCATTGTTGACGGCAACAAGCTCAATTCTCAAATAGCGATGGCACCATGAGCTACACCTTCCAAGACGGCAATTTAAGCACGGCGCAAATTGACGGACCTAAGCGATGGCTTAGGCCGTTTGATGACGACTTTGCACAGATAGTTTTTGAGCAAGACTACCAGCAATTTGAAGATGACTTCACGCCGCTGCCACTTGATACGCCGCACGACACCATCAAAGACGCATACCTAGTGAGCGAAAGCCCTTTGGACGCGCTAGGCGGTGGCGTGGTAAAATGGACTCGCACCTATGCTCGCATACCGGCAAGCCGTCAACGGTTTGAATCCTATTCGTGGACAGTTCCCGGCATTGGCACGGAAGCGGTTTATTCGTCCGTATCAATTTCCAGCAACAGCAGCGCGGCGGGAGTCACGACGCTTGTCACCGCGACAAGTTCAACGGCGGGCGTAGGCGACTCCGTGCTTGTGTCCTACACGTTCACCGACGGAGTGACAGGCACTCAATACGGGCGCGACGTGCTACGGACCTGCCTCTCTGGCACTAGCGGCACGACCATCAATGTTGACCTGATTTCGGAGCCGGGCGGGACAATTACTTACAGCACCCTGAAAAAAGTTGAGCCGGGGCGCGACCCCTACACCGAAGAAGTCGGAAGCGTTTTGCAGTTGGACTATTTCCTTCCCGGCGTGTCGGCTGGCATTGATTCGCCGCAAGACATTCCAGAGCTTGCGCCGTTGACCATCTACGACAACACCGGGCGGCAGACGGCGAGCTTTACTGCTACCACAACGCCAACCCTTGCCACTTGGCGCAGTAAGGTTGCGGCGGGCGAATACGTTTGCGTCGTGCGGTCAATTCCGCGCCGCTGGCTTGGTAACATTTACGAGCGTGCCACACGCTACGTAAAGGCGATATGATTCAAGAGCCGCCAAGTGATATTTCAGGACAGTTGCCAATGGTTAGCGAAGGCGACCCGGCTTGGCCTTTATCTGCCGCATGGCTCAACTTCATGGTTCGCAAGATTGAAGCGTTTTCAAACATTCAAGCAGAACCTCCGCTCAAAATTGTGAAGTCTGACTCAGGCTTCCGCATCGTGGTTGAAGAATGATTTTGCCCAAGTTCAAAGAAGGTGACTTGGTGTCCGCGTCCGACTGGAATCTGATTGCCAGCGAGGTGAATCGCATTTGGGGAAGTGAAGCCGGGCCGGGATTGCGGTTGACCAAGGGGGAGCCTTGGCGAATTAGCTCAACTGCCGCCATAGGTTCAGCGTCTTTGGAATTCAACGGCCCGGTCTGGCAGATTTACGTTTACCGGCCAACCGGAGCGGATGACTATGACGTAAATGCTGCGCCTTCGGCAATCTTTCTGACGGGGCCATTTACACAGACCGGCACCGTCAACACTAAACGGATTGCCCGGCTGAAATGGAGCGGCTCGCGCACCGTAGCCGACGCCCAATTTGCGGCCAATGGAGGAATTAATCTTGCAACCGGCGGTCAGTATTTACAGCAGCGCATGGCGAAAGTGCCAGCAACGGGGGCGATGCTATTCCTTGGGCAAACTTCTGACTCAACTTGGTTAGACGGAAACAATGGCGTATTTTGGGCGGCAAATCCGACAACCGGCCAAAGACTATTCTCGCCTTGGGCAAGTGTTGAATCCGTCGCGCCGGGCTATCGTGACGACTCCATGACCGGCATTGCAAGCGATGGCGACACCATTGCCTTGTCGGCTGGCGTTTTGTCGGGCGGAGACCCCGGCATCATGCTTTTTGACACGGACGGCAACGTGGTTGAAACCAGTCCCGGCGACTATGTGTTTTCAAACGGTTCTGCCAGTTCTTACTTTTGGCTGTGCGCGAAGCCGGGCAATGGCTACCTGTTTGAAAACAATGCTGCAAACCCAAACCCAAAAGTTCACGCAATAACCGCAAGCGCGGCGGGCGGAATAACATTGAATGCGACTTGGGAAGCTAATGCCGGAACTGGCGGCAATTCGTCTGCATCAAATCCGATTCCGCCGTTTATTCCGTCAGACCGCCAGAGCTTCCGGTTTTTCTTTCCTGAATGGAACGGCACAACCTACGGAAGCATTCTGCCTCCGTTCACTGAAATTGTTTCACTTGAAACGGACGGCAGCTTGCTTGGCACCGATTTGTTGGCTTGGATTCCTTCTCCGCTATTCGGACAGCAGCAGCAGCCGCTGGCTTGCGGGCCTACCGTTGGGGATTACATTTTCACCAGCAACGCATACGACACGCTTTATCTAATTTTTGACTCGCTCTACAAAATCATTCCGCCGGGCGACTTTAACGGCGTGATAACTGACGCGAAGTATTTCAGGCAACGCAACGACGGCACGCACCAGATCATTGTTTGCGGCGAGTTTACCGAATACTTGGGCGAGCCTGCGCCGTATCTTGTTTTCATTGACCAAGACGGAAACCGGCTTACCGATTTGGAGTGGCCGTAATGCTTGACGATAAGCGCAAGTAATGACAACTTAACCGGCGCAAATGAATCTCTACTTCAACGCATCAGCAAGCGACCCGGCAAGTGCGCTTGTCCGCGATGCTTTGAGGCAGCAGCCGGGGCAGCGTCCGGTTTTCATTTTGGGCGACAACCCCGAGGTCAATCTTTACGTCACGGACGGCGCGGGCGGTTACGATGCGGACAGCGGCAGCGCAACCGTTACGCCTTGGCTGGCAATCGGCAGACCGGGCGCGGCTCCTGACGGTGGAACATTCTGGCTTGGCGTTTCATCTGCTACGTCGGGGACGCTCCACAACAATTCCCGTTACTACATTCAGAACTATGTCGCAGGGGACGATTTCACGAACGTAGGCGCGACGACAAACGAAACCGGCGAAATCTTTACCAAAAACAACGGACTGCCGACTAGCTGGGCAAACGGTTCAACACTGGTTGAAATCACAACGGACGTTGCCTATTCCGCAACTGCGGCCACCTTGCTTGCGGCTCTTGAGGCTACGGAAGCAATCACGACGGGGGCTGTCACCGTTACAAAATCCGGTGACGCCCCCGTCTGGAAGATTGAATGGACGACAACCGGCAACAAGTCCGCGCTGATTGGCGGCGGCTCTGGCCTTACACCGGCTTCATCCGTTGTCGTTTCAACGATTCGGGCAGGCACGTCAACCGTTACCGAGCAGCAACTCATTCGGCTGAGTCAGGTTCCTTACGCACTCCAAACGACTTGGGCGCAAATCACTAATGGTTGGAATGCGAGGCTTGACCTAAACACTCGCGGCTTGCTTGAGGCATTGGACGGCGCGGGAAGCGTGCCTCTGACGCTTGAGCTTCAGCTTGTTGACGGCTCAAATAACATCCGCACCGTCGGGCAGGTTGATTGCACCGTCCGGCACGAAGTCGTTGACGAAGAGGCAACTATCCCAACTCCGCTGCCAAGCTATTTGACGGCGGCTGAATCGCGGCTTGAGTTCGCTCAAAATCGCTACGCAGTCACGGCGTTGACCGGCGGCGGCACGGCACTTGACGGACTGGCAACCGGCACAACTGCACTGCCAACGATTGCGACCAACAGCCTTGTCGCGTTTGACGTTTCGGGCGTGCTTTACTTTTACCGCCTAGAAACCGGCACGGACGCGGAAAGCTCACCGGATATTATCAGGCCGGATGATTACGCAAGCTCGACAAACGAGCGGGTCTGGAAACTGCAAAGCGTTTCGGCGGCAAGTGCGTCCAGTTACGAAGCCGTCAGCTTTTCGGCGGCTGGCAATACCGACATAACGCCCGGTACTAATTCCGCAACGCATTCCGTGTTGGCTACCGTTAGCGCGGGCGCGGGCAGCTACACGCGCACGGTATCATTGCTGACGGCCAACGCCAGCGAAGGCGATAGAGTTGTCATTCGATTTGCGATGCCAGCCAGCACAAACCCAGTTGTTGAAGTGCGTAACGCCACCAGTGGAGGCACGCTATTGACCACGATTACGGGCGAAGCTAGCGGAATTCCAGTGTGCGCGGAATACACTTACGACGGGAGCGCATGGATTGAAACCGGAGCCTACTACGTTGAATGAGCAACCCGACGCGCAAACTACAACTCGGCGGCGGCACGCTTACCGGCCAGCTTAACTTCAGTGGCACGAATCACGCTGGCTTAAAACTGATTTCCCTGACCACCACGCAGCGCGACGCGCTCACGCCTGCGAACGGGATGGTAATTTACAACACGACGAATGCGCGGGTTGAACAATATTCAAACTCAGCTTGGAAAGAGGTTGCATCTTTGACGAATTGGTCAGAAACGGGCGGCACCTATTCGGGGAAAACTTACGCGCAATGGATTCCATCAAGCGGCACAAACGTCTCCGCAATTCTTACTCCGAAAGGAACGGGGGCTTTTCAGCTTCAAGTTGCCGATGGAACAGCAGCGGGGGGAAACAATCGCGGAAACTATGCGATTGACCTGCAAACCTCGCGGAACAATGCAAGCGAGGTTGCAAGCGGCGAGGGTTCTTTTGTGGCCGGAAAAAACGGAACGGCAAGCGGCCAAGAATCGGTGGCATTTGGCGCAGGCACAGCTTCTGGAGCAACATCGTTTTCCCATGGCGGAACTGCATCCGGTTCCCGTTCGGTTGCGTTTTCGGGGCTTGCATCTGGAAATTATTCTTTCGCTTTTGGCACGGGTTCAAAATCTGAATTTGACGGTAAAATTACGTTCGGAGCATTTGCAAGCGCAGGCCAAAGGCAATCGGGTGTGTTTGTCATTCATGCAAGCACCTCGGATGCGACCCAAACGGAACTGACTTGGGACGGTTCAACGGGGCAGAAGTGCGTCTTGCGTAACGATTCAACTTACGCATTCATCATTCTTGTCTCCGCTCGCCGGTCAGATGCCGACGGTGAGAATGACGGCTGGGAATTCAAGGGCTTGATTCACCGCGACGCTAATGCGGCCAGCACAACCCTTGACGCATTACAGGCCAACCAAATTGGCGCGACGGCTTGGGCGGTTGCGGTTGATGCTGACACCACAAACGGCAGCCTGCGCGTGCGTGTGACCGGAGAAAACGCAAAGACAATCCGATGGTGTGCCACCATTTACACAACCGAAGTTTCTGAATCGTGAAAACCTTTCTCGCACTCCTAATTAGCTGCCTGACGCTTTCGGCGGCTACGACTTATCCTGTTTTGACCGATAGCACTAACCGGCTTTTTCCCGGCGGGCTAACAAACGTGTTTATTCTCAACTCCAATGCCGTTGCAACTGGCACGCTGCGCGTTACCGGAGCGGCTACGGTTACGAATTCGTCCAGCGTCTTTTCCGGTGCGGGCTACGGCAGCACACAGCAAACGCTGTCATATTCTAGCGGAACAAACCTGACAGTTGACGCGAGCAAGTCGCTTCACTTTGTCAGCCTGACTAACACGGCATACTTCGCGCAGCCTAGCAGCTTGGTTGCTGGCGCGTCTTTCACTGTGATTTTGCAGCAAGATAGCACTGGGACGCGGGCGGTCACGTTCAATACAAACTACTGGAAATTTCCAAGCGGAACGCAGCCAAGCATTACGACAAACGCCAACGCTTACGACGTGCTTTCATGTATCGCCTGCCCATACGGAACAAACATTTTCGCAGTGCATAACGCGAAGTTTCAATGAAGTTTATTCGCAGTCTAATCGCGGCGGCTTTTTTATGCGTTTGCATAGCATCGCCGTTTGTTTTGTGGCGTGAATTCACGCACGAAACGCAAGCTGGACCAATTGGGTTTAGGCTTGTTTCGGCGGCTTCATTTAGTCCCACAAATTTGCAGGGACTCAAACTTTGGTTTGACGCCTCGCAAATCACCGGACTTTCTGACGGAGACTCAGTTACTAACTGGTTTGACCTAAGCGGCAACTCAAACACGGCAACGCAATCAACCGCAAGCAAGCGATTTACTTATGAAACCGGAGAGATAAATGGATTGCCAATTGTCAGGGGCGATGGAGTTGATGACTTTTTTGACATATCAACCCCGCTGTCACTCACAAACTACACTGTCTTTGCGGTGGTAAAGCGGGCAGCCGGTTCTCAGGGCGTGCTTTTTGGCGCAGAGGGCGCGGGCAGCAGTTACATGGGCATCTACACAACGTTCGGGGGAACTTTGCAAAACGAAAACGGATCATTTGCCGGAAACATTGCCGCCGACCCTGCAACCGCAGCGACATGGAGGTTTACAGCATCAAGCGGAACCGCTTCATTTGGAACAAATGGCTCTGATTCAACTTTTGCAAATCCGGTAACTGGGGCTTTTAGATTTGGAAGAATTGGGAACCGTGCGGCAGGCGAACACTTTTCAGGAGATTTGGGCGAGGTAATTGTTTATGACACCGCGCTTAGTGTGGATAGCCGACAGTCCGTAGAGAGATATTTGCGAGCAAAATGGGGAACGCCATGAGCCAACATTCCATATTTATTTGCCCATCCCAAAGCGTAGCTTGGTTTAACGACAGGGCAAATGCGCTTGGCAATGGCGGGGCCGCTTTGGTTTTGGCATTGTCGGTCAACGGCCAAGAGCCAGCTACGCACGGATGGTGCGCGGTCAAGCTGAGTGAAGCAAATGACGCCGCCGTTGCGGCGTTAATGACTGCGAATCCTGACAAGGGAATCGTGTGGCGGAAATATGACGTAGGCTCTCAGCCGGGTTATCCTGATGCCGTTCTTGCGGAGCTTGGGTTGAAACGTATTGTTAAGCTAATTATATGACTCGTTTTGCCCTTTTCCTAGACCTGCGGGCGCAATTGTATTTTTGGATTGCGACAGGCAGCGCGTTTCTTGTCCAAACCGAAGCTCTTGAACATTGGGGCGACTGGACTAGCCTTGAATGGTTCAGAACCGGCATTGGTGCGCTGATTGGCGGGGCGACCGCACTCCGCGCCTACGTTGACCAATCAATCTCTAAACGTGAAAACGACAATGAAGCAAACATTAACAAGCCGTGACGCTATCAAAGGATTCGCCGTTGTCCTTTCGTTAATTTTGGCAGGCTGCGCGACGGTTCAACCCAACAGCCAGTTGCCCCTAGTCAGAACGGAGCAGACGCTAACCGTTGCTTTGGCTGCCGTGGACTCTTTCCTATCCTTTGAGTATCGCCGCCGGGCAGACGTGCCGAAGGAAGTGCAAGACATAGCCGCTCGCGTGCGTAGCAAGGCTATTGGCGCGTTTGAATCCGCGAACCGTCTCCGCATAGCCTACAAGGTAAACCGCAACGCCAAAAACGAAGCCGACTTGATGACGGCCCTTGCTGCCGTTGACGCTCTGGTTGGCGAAGTTCGCGTCTGGATTCCTAAAGCGACGGCGAGCGGCACCGAAAGCGCGACGGACAACTTGATTGCCGAGGCTGAATCAAGCCGCACCGTTTCAACCGGCTCATGGATTGCGCTTGTCCCTGTATTTGTTGACCTAGCCCGCGAGGTTTACGTCATGGTCAACAAATCCCGTGACGCCGCAAAACAGAATGCGGAATGGGATTTAGCAGCCGAGGAGGCTTTTGCCGCGAAGCTCTCGGCCATCAAAACTGCGGCGCATTGGAAGCCATGAGCGAGCAAATACAAAGAGTTGGCAAGGGCGTGGTGTTTTGGAGCGGCGTGCTGGGCGTTTGCGCTTCGGTTGCTTCGACTTGGCTAATCCTGCCGCAGCGCATGGAGGCCGTGGAGAAGCGTCAAGCCGCGATGGAAGCCAAGTCTGCCACTGACCGGGAGCTACTTGTCCGAATTGAGGAGCGATTGAAACAAGTTCAAGACGAACTCCGCCGCAAATGAAAATTCCATTCCTTGAGTTTCAAATGCGCGTCGCGCAGATATTTCCCGACGCAAAAGCTCAAGATATTGCGCCCGCACCTTACGTTCACGTCTTTGACGCCAACTGGCTGCAAGAGGATTTCTGGCCTGTTTGGTGCGAAGTTAAACGCGAACTCAACAATGCCATCCCTGCCCGTCCGATGGCGAACAATGCACGCCGGGGAATCTGCGATGAAATTACCAAGCGGTTTCTCGCTGAGATTACACTGTCCACGCGCAAGCGTTACGTTGACGAAGACGTTGCGCCCGGTGTGCTTGACGCAACTGTCAGAATCACGGGCGAGCCGCTTAACCGCGTGTCCGATGGCTGGCACAGATGCGCTATTGTGGCGGTAACAAAGAACGGCACGGACTGGTTCCCGGTGTTTGTTGAACCCCAGCTTGACTATGCAAACTATCAAACTACTGACCTGCTTAACGCTGCTGGCCTTGGTGTGCAGTTGCACGAGCATTTCATCTGACCGGGTGACGCTGCCAATTCCTCCCGCCGCGAAATAGCTTTACAGAGCCGCCGCAAAGCTGTATAGGCCACGTAAATGAACGACAACGAGATAAACATTGCGATTGCGGAGGCGTGTGGATGGGTCGCAATGCCGGACGGGCCGGATTATTTGCCGCCCGGGAGTTTGAAAACACAGATGGTTCCATCCTACACCACCGACCTTAACGCCATGCACGAGGCGGAGAGGGTGCTGCCCGCAAAACATTGGGATCGTTATACACAATGGATGGCAGAGCTTGCTGGAGGAACGCGGCGGTTTGTAGTCTGCCACGCTACCGCCGCCCAACGCGCCGAAGCCTTTCTGCGAACGTTAGGCAAATGGAAAGACTGACCAAATGAACATCCAAAAAGGCTGGAAAAAAGTCTTCGCCGTCGGCTGTTCGCACGGCATCCACGCTGACAGGAAAGCACTTGAGGCGGTCATTAAATTCCGCGAAACGTTCAAGCCTGATACTTGTGTCCATCTTGGGGACTTCTGCGACACCGCTGCGTTTCGTTCCGGCGCAAAGGGCAGCAATGACGAAAGCTCGCCAATCCAACCGGACGTTGACGGCGGTTTAGACTTTCTCGAAAAACTTCGCCCGTCGCTTGTGCTTTGCGGCAATCACGAAGACAGGCTTTGGCGTCTTGCTGCTTCGCCGTCCGCTATCGTTGCGCATTGCGCTCAAGAGGTAATTCAGCAAATGGCAAAGTGCTGCCACAAGCTGAAAGCCGAGCTTGTGGAGTGGGGTGGCATTTACCAAGGGCGCGCGATTGGAGGATTCCGGTATATGCACGGGACGTTTTACAGCGAGAACGCCACGCGGGACCATGCCGAGGCTTTTGGAAACGTTGTCCACGCGCACACGCACCGCGCAGCCGTAGCCAAGGGGAGGCGCAGCGATTCACCAACCGGCTACTGTGTTGGCACGTTGTCAAATATGCCCGCGATGGAATACGCAAAGGCCAACAAGTCAACACTAGCTTGGAGTCACGGATTCGTTTGGGGCTTTTACAACGAGGGGAAAACGGGCGGGCGAAGCGTGCTTTGGTTGCATGAGCAGCCAGCGAATCAAGCGGAATGGATTTTGCCAGCATGAAACCAAACGAACTTCTTGCCGCCATCCTTAAGGCTAGCGGCACGAAACGACAAGATGACATTCCGGCAGGATTCAAAACCTCTGCGGAATGGGCCGTTGAATGGAACAAAGCTCGCCGCACTGCTGAGGAGGTTTGCGCCAAAGGAGTTGCCGCTGGGTTGCTCAAGAAAATCACCTTGCGCCGTCTGGTGAACTTGCGCCTCCGCAACGTGAATTACTTCGCGGAGGTCAAGCGATAATTTTTGGAACACAATTCAGCCTTGCCAGCCGCGTTGTGCGGGGCAATCTTGCCGCCCCTTAAAATGAAAATTACAGTCCAACTTACCAGTCACGCCGAGGCAGAGCGCGGAGAAACCGAGAGAATGGCCGAGACGTTCACGATTGAATTCAAGCGCAACGGGCAAGCCAGAGACGCTTTCCTTCGCAATGTGGCCGAGCATATCCGCAGCCTTGCCAAAACCTACAACGCCAAATTTGACGAGGAACACAAATGAACGCGCACGTTTCGTTTCACGGGTTTTCCGTCCCGCTAATTGGGATTGACCGGGAAAGCGTGTTGAACGAATGCGATGATTGCCACGATGAATTTGACACCTTGCAAATGCGGCTCACGACTGACGGGCATTTCCGGTGCGACAAGTGCGCGAAGCATGACGCAAAGCAGTATCAGCCAGTCTTAACCAAAAACCTCGCATGATTAGCCCTGCTTTAATCTTCACGAAACGCGACTTTGCTATTTACTCGGGCTGGAATGCGCGTAAGGTGGGGGCATGAAAACGAAAGAGCAGAAAATGATTGCAGCCTCCAAAAGCGTATCAATTGCAAAGCGCACGCTTAAGAACCTTCTTAATAGCAATGCCGAAGCTCACATGATTGCGCTTGCAAAAAAGAACTTAGAAAGCGCGGAGGCAAGGTTTAATTTTATTTCGGCAACCTGATTATTTTGGCTGGAAAAGCACTGACACGTTAAAACATTTATTGGCAATGGTGCAAGCACTTCCAGAGAACAGACCCGGCACAGCCTTTGGCGTAACCGGAGGAGCGCACGCGAAATCTCTCTGCGCAATGGCCGGACATTGTGAAAGCACGCCTCACGGAAATCGTAGCGAAACTACGTTGCCAACCATTTTTCCCTCCCAATCTACCACCATTGCCCGCGAGGGTAACGTAGATTCGCCCGGCGCGTGTGCGTCAAGGGGTGAGGATGGGACGACTCCCGGCGGGCCAAAAACGGCCCCACCTAGTAGTATGGGATGGAACAAAGCCGGGAGGAAATTTAAGGCACTTGGATACCTTCAACGGCGCGGGCTTTACTACCGGCGAACGAAGGGCTTTTGGGCTAACCTAGTAACGACACAAGAATGAACCCGCTGACGATTGCAATCATTTTGGTTGTGCTGACCGCACTGACCTACCGACACCATCACTACGGAGACTAGCATGAACACTGACCTAATCATCGGCATCATTGTAGGCGCGTCCTTCACGGGCGTGATTGCGTCCCTGCTTTGGATTGCGCGTGACAGGATTCAAGGGCCGTTGCCGACGAATGAGGACTGGCCGGAGGACAAGCAATGAGCCGCAACGTCTTTGGGTGGGACTACCCAGCGGGCGCAGAACACGACCCGCGTGCGCCTTGGAATGAGCCGCCCGAGTGCGAAGCGTGCGACGGAGAGGGCGTGGTGACTTGCAGTGATTGTGACGGGGCAGGAATGTGTGAGACTTGCTCTGAGCGCGGTCATCATCAATGCCGTTTTTGCAACGGCTCAGGGCGGAAGCAAACCGACAAAGAAAGCCGCGAGGATTACTAGGCTGACATGGAAAGGGACGACGCATGATTCCCAAATCTTCTCGGTTCAAATGCTGCCACTGCGGCTACCTAAAGAAGCGGCCCGGTAAATGTGTATGGTGCGGCAAGTTGGCAGACTTTGACAATTTGATGGAAGTAGCTTGGCAGTCGGCGGGCACAGTCACTTCGCTCCCGGGTGAATTGCAAACAGCGAACACTCAAAGGCTCCACAGGCAACGCTCACCTGTGGCCATCAATTCAAATTTCCCCGTGCCTGCGCTGTCTAATGCCTCGCTGCTAGATAACGTCAAACGGAAGCAAAAGCCGCAAGGGCCGGGAAAAGCAAAGCTGCTAGTGCGTTATGAAGAATCGGGCCGACGGTTCAAAATTGCAGCATCGGCGAACTTTCACCGGATAAGCCCGGCGCGGACGGGCTATATGTCTGCAAGCTGTGAGCGTCACGTTGCAGGTCAGCGCAAGCCAGAGATACGCACTGGCTCCGGTGAACACTTTATGGGCGCGTGGTGTAATGGTAGCACGGCAAGTCCGAGACGCATGACCTGCGGAGTAGGCAACCAAACGGCAAGCGGCAGTTTGATTCTGCCCGCGCTCATGTAATCTATGCCCCTGACAAACCTTGAGGTTTTTTGCCGCGACCTAAAAATCAGCGAGCGCGAAGCGATGGATGCTTTACAAGGCGCGGCAATCATTAGCGACAACTGCGCCAAGCTGTCGGACGTATTTGGGCAGGACCAATGGCGGGCAATTAACTTTCTCGGTAAAAACAAACCAGCACAAAGAAAATGAGCAACAACATAGCAATCAGCATTGACGTAACCCTTCTGGACAAGAAGCGGTTTAAAGAAATGACCCGCAAGAACGGCAACCGCGCAGTGTTTGCGGACTTGGTGCTTGTCGAAACGCCGGACGGTCAATACGGAGACTTCATGGTCAAGCAATCCATTTCCAAAGAGGAGCGCGAGGCCAAGGTTGAAATGCCCATCCTCGGCAACGGCAGGTATCTTGTAAGCAAAGGCAAGCCGTCTGCAAAGCCGCAGCACCGCGCCGCAAATGACGACGACGCCAATCAGGTTCCGTTTTAACCATGAAATACGAAACCCGCCAGTCCCGCGCATCGCGGTCAACCGTCCGCAAAATTGAAAAAGCACTTGCGCGAGGCTGGAAACCCGGCCTTGGCTCAGTGTCCGACTTTGCGCGAGGGCTAACTCACAAAACCATTAAACCAATTCTGCAATGCCTGACGTGATTCCAACCGGGCCGACTGTCTGGAAAAGTGGCAAGCGAAACATCACCGTGTGCCGAGTTGATGAACTGTTTGAGGTGGAGGTTTTTTCACGCCACAAAATTTGCTACGGAGATATTTTTACGGACGCAAATGGCAACCGCTACGAAGTTGAAAACGGAGAGTCAATTGAAACCAGCTTCGCTAACGCTCGGCTTTTGGTAAGAAAACTTTATCCAAGTCAGACGCAGGATTAGAACCGCTGCAATCTGCAAAGTGACCGCTTTTTTGCTTTTCAACTCGGGGCGGCTGGCTATTCTGTCCACGTCAACTGAATGAACGGTTGACGCAAACAAAACGACACAAAATGAACAAATACACCTGCAACGGATTCAATAGCGTCAAAGCCGAAACCATTAACGAGGCGGCTGAGGTTTTTGCAAACCGCGCTGCGAGGCGCAAATATGGCCGCTCTGGCTACAGCCGCACCTGCACCCAGCAATCACACAATCACGACCTTTCGGTTGCTGAGTATTCAGCGTTTATTGGCTACACCACCGGGCAAAACGAAACCACCGGCAACAATATTAGTTTCACCGTTTCTCGCGCTTGACTCGCCGCCCCGCGACCGGCAAACGGACGCGGCAGGCGGTTTAAACTAACACGACACAAAATGAAAACGTTCTTAGACTGGCGAAACACATACGCTCCATCACTGCGGCGCACAACCCCTACGGCAATTGTCCGAAGTGGCGCAAGGCGCACTGTTTTTGACTGCATTTGCGGTTCTCGGCACACTGCATCAACCGAATGGAACGGACGCAATGCGGTTCACGTAATCTTGTGGCGCAGGAAACACGACTCTGAATGCAATCCCATCGCAAAGGCAATTGAGATTGAAAAGGCCCGGCAAGAAATTTACAACCGCGACTAAAACACACACACCATGAACGACACAGCACAACTCGAAATCATCCAGCCGTCCGCCCTTGAATCAATGGAGCGGGCGCAAACCGACGTGCAAATTACAACCGCCAAACGGTTTCCCCGCACGTTGTCCACGGTCAAAAAGAACATGATGGAGTTTGCAACATTGGACGAAGAAACAGCGGCATCTTGTTTCTATACGCTCACCCGCAAAGGACGAGACGGCGTAAAACAGATTCAAGGTCCGTCCGTCCGCATGGCAGAGATTGCCCTGTCCTGCTACCAAAATGTGCGAGCCGGTGCGCGAATCATTGCAAACGACGGAAAAACAATCACCGCGCAAGGCGTCTGTCACGACCTGCAAAACAACGTCAGCGTCTCGGTTGAGGTCAAGCGACGCATCACCGACAAGAACGGCAACGCATTCAGCGAGGATATGCAAGTCGTTACTGGAAACGCGGCTTGCGCGATTGCGCTTCGTAACGCCACCTTCAAAGTCATTCCCGGCGCACTCGTCAACCCGGTCTATGAGGCCGCAAAAAAGGTTGCCGTTGGCGATGCCACTACATTAAACGCTCGCCGCGCAAAGTGCGTAGATGCGTTCAGCAAAATGGGAGTGAGCAAGGAAAAGCTACTCGCAAAATTGGAGCGTAAGGCCGTTGAGGACATTTCACTTGAAGACCTTGAAACGCTGATTGGCCTACACACGGCAATCAAGTCCGGCGACACCACGATTGACGAACAATTCTCGGAGCCTAAGCCGCAGACTGAGCCGCAGTTTGCCGCCTCAAAGCCGCAAGAAAAGGAGGGCAAGTGAAATACCGATTGCTTGAGGCTGGCGAAAAAATACAGGCTGGGGACGAGTTTTCGTTTCCAAATTCGCTAGGCGTGACGAAGTGGCAGAAAACAAACAGGGACGGCAATAAAGTTTACACCTCTGGCGTTTACCGCCGCCCCATCAAAAAGAAGAAAGGAAGCAAGTGAACTACAGAACGCTCAACTATCTTGCCACGATAAGAAATGGCGACGAGTTTTACAGCAGCAGCAGAAAACGGTGGGTAAAAACAACGCTACCGGGT